CACAAAAATGTCCTTTCGGTCGCCTGGCTTTCTGAATCGCTGAATAATGCCCCAGTCAATCAGGTCACGCAAGTTCATGCTTGCGTTGCCACGGCTGATGTGAAGACGCTTGATAATGTCGTCAACAGTGGTTTCAACTTCACTATGCATCGCCATTTTGCGATAGCGCGTTACAAGTTCAGCCTCTGTGCGAGCGTTACCTTCAAGATCTACGTAAGTAGCGAACGCTCCCCCAGCACCACTGCTAGCGGCTTGAACGGTTACGGAACCGTCCTCATCAATTTTTGGTGCAAATGAAGGGTTTGCTAGGTCTGCATCGGCCGAAGGAATATCCTTTGGCGCACGACGCTTCCAACCGTAGAGTTCTACCATAATTAACCTCCTAAGGAGTCAGGAGATTAGGCCCCTCCAGCGTTACCTGTAATCCCTGCATCCACTTTCCAGTAATCATACTGGAATGTCACTGTGTATTCTTCAATAGTATCTAGTTGACCCCAATCCAAATCGATAGGACTGATGATTTGTGGATACATACCGACGAATCGATAGCGACGGATAGGCAAGCCGGCTTTGTTATATTGAGTAACAATACCATCTGCCTTCTCAAGCCCTGGAGTTCCGCCTTGGACAAGATTGACGTTCCGTTCATGGGCATTGATTGCATTGGACCACTCTTCAAGAGCATTGCGGATCAAGAAGTCTTCGTCGTTAACGACTGTGACTGTCCACTCTTCAAAGATACGGTTACCTGGAATCTTGACAAAACGTCCCATGTACGGCTGGTCAATGTTACCAAGCGTTGATCCTGGCAATTGAGCAGCTCGTACCATGAATGGGACTTTGAGGTTGCCGGCAGCATTGACAGGATTATCGAATTGTACACGGAAGAGGGACGGGCGTGCACCTTGACCTTCTAACTGTGATGTAAACTCGTTAATATTCATCTATACTGCTCCTTAAAATCTTCCTACGACTTCGTCGAATTCTACGCCAGTTCGCGTTGCAACGAAGTTCAGTTGGATAGTGTTAATTGAACGAGCTGGCTTAATGTATATATCACCTATGAACTCGTTTCTGTCGATTACCTCAGGAGTATTGTTGCTTTCATCACACACAACACGGAAGTTGTAAATCCCTCTACGACCTTGAACGTCGCGAAGATATGGTTCTACAAGGTTCAAGAACCGTGCGCGGGTGAATTCATCGTTGAATTCAAACAATAGCTGACGCGCAGCAATCGAAATTGACTTTTCAAGTATAATGAACAAACGACGCACGTTAATACGGCTGAAAGCACTTTGCTTTCCAAGACCCGTCTTATCGCCGTAAAGCAGTGTACCTTGACCAGGGAATGAAACCACTGGGTTAATGTCTGCCTTATACAGAAGGTCGCGCTGTGACTTACGTGGGTTGTAAGACAACTTAACAACGTTCTTAATCAAGCCGCGTTCGTAACCAGCGTTTGACCACCAAGCATCGCGCAACAATTCTGTGCGAGCAATTGTACCAGCAATGTCACCGTTCAATGGCACCCATCGTAGGATGTCGTTATACTTATCGTATTGACGCTTGTACCCAGTATCCATAAACCAGTATGAACTGTTGTTCAGTTGGTTACGGAATGTAATAGTGTCATCAACTTCACTACCGCTATTGTTAACAACATCGGCATAGTCAGGAGACAAACACAACACCGCATCAAGACGCTCTGGAAGAATGTTGTCAATAATGTGTTGGGCCAAACCGGTATTGTTACCGTCTGTACCACGGGCTTTACCTTGCATGATAATGCCAACATCAATTTCTTCCGCGTTACGGAATAGGTTATAACCGCGGATAGCGTCTGCTTCTGATATAATGTTTGCTTCTGTAGCACTTCCGGAAGAAGGGCCACCATTTGCACCGGCTGATAGCGATAGAGATTGAGGTGTTGAAGACACTCCAAATGTCGTACCCGTTGCTGATGAACCGTAGCTTGTGCCGCCGCTTCGGTGATTTAGCCAGCGGATGTACTTAGATTCGTTAGTGATACGGTCGACGTAATAGTTTGTTGAGCCGTCTTCACGCTTAGCATCAGACGCTTTTGATAGGCCTTCGAAGCGTTCCAACACGGTGTTAGCTGTACCCGACAATTCACCATCTTCGTCGATTACTACTACGTGCATCTCATCGAGAGACCCACCGACACCTGATGCGTATTCACTCGTACCAGGTGCACGATCAACGTAATTATAGAATTCCCAATAACGCGTTGGAGTTACACCAGCTGTTGCACCATCTGTAATTGTTGAGCCTTTATAGACAGAACCGAGAGTGGCTGCAGTGTTTGACGAAACTGCCGAAACCTGCATGTAATACCCGTTCAATACAACAAAGTCGCCAACAGTCAATTCGGTATCGAACAGTGTGCCGGTACCGCTCAAAGTTGTGGTGTTTGCTGTAATGTAGGTGTTACCCGTTAGCGATGAGCTATAGGCGTTGGCACTTTCAACAGTAGCAACACGAAGCGAGTTACCTAGTGAACCAGGGTGCTTAGCTGCAAAATCGCCATATGTTCCTTGAGTAGCTTCTCCGCCCGAATAGCTCGTATCGTAGTGGTCATCGTTCTTAATAAGGAGACCTGTACCGCCTGATGTAGCGTTAAGAGCAGTGTTTCCTGTTTCACGGGCCACACGAACAACCCACAGAGAACTACCATAGTCGAGGAAGTTCTTTGCGGTAAAGAAGGTTTCTGCGTTTGTGTTATCAGGCTTGAAAAAGTTCTCTGTCAAACGGTCTTCATGATCCACGAAGACAGGATCGTTTAGAGGACCCCAACGAAATGGGCCAGCAAGCGCGCCAGTTGTGGTCGCGAGTCCTGGAACACCAGTTGTCAGATCAATTTCTGTAAAGTTAACCCCTGGGCTGACTTGGAATACCATGTTTTTTGTCTCCCGTCAAACGGTAATGTAATCTTGTCCGATCGTATTTAGATAATACGGGGATTCGCATTTACCAATCTTCTACTACGTGCCAGCGATCTCCTTCATTATCTACAAAACTGCCGCCATGACCCATTGGGTTTTCATCATATCCTTGCATGTATGAAGGGGCAACAGAATCCATATCCACCTGTTCTTGCTCTCGGGCGAGCTGGTTTCTAATATCTTGGTTCGTTAAGTCTTTGAAGTAAGGTTGGTCAATCAACCAAGCAAAAAGAACAAGACACATAACCATATCGTCATGAGCCCCCTGCTCAGCGGCGTACGACGTCTTATGTACCACAAACTGGGAAAGCTCTTTGATAATTTCAAAGTCTTCAACTATTAGTCGATCGCTTTCAATCAACGTCTTTAGGGTGGAACATCCAGTAGATTTTACCGTTTTTGTCGTTCTTACTCCAAGGTTTGATTTATTTTTGCCCCCAAACCCAGCGCCAAGAGTTGTCCCTCCTCGACCCATGTTCGTAGTTTGTAACACGTTTTCATATTCAAGCTCGTGCCAAAGCGCATCCGCAACAGACTGGCCATTGTCGTTTATTTCAACCAGAATAAACGCGTTACTATACATTTCCGCGAACTGTTTGATGATGTTTGGATATACGAGGTGAGAAAGTATGTTATTCCGATATCTCAAACAAACTTTGTACGGATATGATGTCACATCTATGATTACGAATGCATGATAGTCGATTCCCTTCCCACGAGAGGTGTCAACTACCATGACATAAGTATGGTCATTTTGGGGGTAGTACCACACTGCAGTCCCATGATATTCACCATCAGAGCGTTCTGCTATCGGATTCTTGTGAACCATCTGTCGCAGCTTAACGGGACTGATCAGCGTGTTCTGACCACCGACGAACTCACACGAGAATTCTTCGGCAAACTGTTCTTCGGAAGTGTTTTTGACCTGTTCTTCGCGCCACTTTTCGTCGCGGCCAGGAGTTTCCCACCAGTCAACTGCGACACGATAGTATTGGTTTCGCCCTTCTTCACTATCAACCCATAGCTTGTAGAACAGGTTGAGCCCTTTAGGTGTTGATGTGATCATCACCTTTGTAGTTTCACCAGAAGAAATTGTAGGCATAACCGATGCGAAGAATTCTTCTTGCAGGTTCGGGTGAATGATCGCAAACTCATCCATGTAGATGAAGTTGTAAGTACGACCACGGATGTTACCACTCGAAGTAGCACCTGCTTCGATGCCAGAACCGTTCTCTAGTTCGATGCTGCTTTTATTCCAACCACCCTCAACGATACCCTGTTGAAGGAATTTTGGAAGACGTTCGTATGCGAATTTCAAACGTGAAAGAATTTCA